TCAATAGTTCCCATATTTACATGCTCTTCATAACCCATTAGTTTCATTCCCAATAAATCACCATAATGGATTAGTCCATCATCATCAGCCACTGCATCTAGTTTAATTTGCTGAATAGTCAATTTTCTATTATCATAATACTTTTGTACTATTGGGTTCGCAAAGAATTTATCAAGTGCATCAGAAGCCATTACTAATCTATCAGGTGCAATCCCACTTGTTTTTGCGACTAGAGTTCTATCTGCTCGTATTAATGCTATTGGGTCAGAACCATCTGTATCAAATTTATCTGCATCAGCTGTAGTAATAATGTGTTCTGTTGGCATTTTGAAATCAATAGTATATTCTTTACCTTTGATTTTATATTTCAGAACACCACCATTAAGTACAGATACAGTTTGCAAGAGTTTAGCTCTTTGAACTCTCTCTTTTAGCTCAACAAAATCTTGTCCGAGCTTTTTTAATGCTCTCTTTCTCTGCTTTTTCTTTTTATATGGATTATCCCCTACATCTTTACTATATAATTCACCAGCAATAGTTGCCTTTTTCTCTGACTTTTTCTCTGATATATATGGAGGCTCAACCGTAAAAGTTTCATATCCACTATTTTCAACTTGAACCCCTGCTGTACCACGAGCAGAATATGTAGCTGCACCTCTTGTACCTTTAATAATCTCTATCTCAACTACTTTTGTATCACTTGGTTCACTCTCTTTTCCCTTAAAAAATAAGTTAAAAAGCCCCATCTTTACAGGATAAAGTTGCTCTACAAAGTATGATAATCGTTTTCTCTCAAATGGATTCATTTACTCACTCCTATACTATTTTGATATTTTGGATATATGGTAGATATTGGACACTATCTTTTGTATGTCCATCTCCAAATACAACAGAATTAGAATTAAAAACTCCACTCTCATACACAAGTGCTGATACATCCCCATCAGTTGTATCAACATCCTCTGCCAAAATACCCCTTGGCTCTTCACTTCCATCATCAGCTGTAGCAATAGATGGTAAAAATTTATCATCTCCATCTTTGCCAAGTAGAGTACCTCTTTTATATTCTCCACCCTGCTTAATAACCTGTACTCTCGCATAAGATGGATACTCATTACCTGCAATTAGGTTATCAGAATAATAGGTCTCTCTACTCATACTACACCTCCAAAAAATGCTTCACTATCCTCTTTTAGCTCTAGTTCTTCTTTTTTAGCTTTTAGCTTCTCTTTGTCACTCTCACTATTACTATTTAGGTTCATCTCCAAAGTTTGTTTTCCTAGAGAAACACCATCACTATCAAACTCCTCTTTTTTCTTTTGTAGTTTCTCTCTATCCTTAGCACTTAGCTCATCTATTTTTCTATATTGAGCCAACTCTATCTGCTCTGGTGTACTCTTACCATCATATTTCAAATCTACAAAATGGTGTGCAAGTTCAGGCTTCAATATCTTATCAATAGCTTTTAGCCTCTCACTCTCACTCTTGACACCCAATCCAAAAACCTCTTGATATAGATTTGGATGTTTAGCTTTCAACTCTGCTATATTCATGTTGTTATTCTCCTTATTATTATTTTCAAATTCCAAGCCCACTTTGGCATTTGGTATAGCAGGAATATTTACCACAGAAGCTTCAAATATCCCCCATCTCTTGACTATTATCAAATCATTTTGCTTATCTCTCTGTTTTACATCATACTTCTCAAACTCTACTCCTACACTAATAGACTCCAAAAATCCATCTTTGATTTTGTTAAATATCTTCATAGCAAACTCATCATTACTATCAAAGATGGCATCAGCTTTTAGCTTCTTATCCTCCAACCGTAGATTAGTCCATTTACCGATTGGCAAACTTCTACTATCATGATTGAAGAACACTTTCAAGATACTACTTCTCTCGAAGTTGACATTATTCTCTCCATGCAGGAGCTTCATGTCATACCAACCTCTACCGACTATACTCTCATCACTCAATATAAATGATACTGTTTTAGTCTCTTCATTTATGGCATTTGCTCCAAGCTCAACGCTATAGCTAAACTTTGGTCTCAAATCAATCTTATCCAATTTGCTTTTTCTCCTTTACCCATTTTTTAGCACCTCTAAGTTCATTCGGTGTAGCTTTTATCATCTGTATATTTTCTCTCTCTCGTCTTCTCATATTGGTAGAGTAATCTGTACCATTGATATTGGCCGCTTCTAGTTCAGCTGTAGAGAAACCTGCATCAACTCTTTTTTCGGCTGCTTCTGTCTCAACCTTTTCATTTATCTGTCCAGCAGATGGTCCACTCCATGTAGTACCCAAATATGCACTTCTCACAAAAGGGTCTTCAAAAAATCTTGGAGCTTCCAATCTACCCAACAAAATAGCCTCTTCTATCACAGATTCATAAAACGGCTGACAAAAGCTTTTGGCTATTTTGGCACGGTCATATTTATATATTCTCCATGCCTCTAAAAAAGAGGCACGAGCAGAGGTATAGCTAGATTGAAAATGTTTGATAAGTATCTCATACGGCATATTTAGCCCTATAGCTACTTGTCGTAGTATAGAAGTGGTAAAAGGGTCATAAGCAGGATTTGGACGAGTAGGATTTGCTATTACAATATCCTCTCCATCATATAGCCGTGTCACACCTCCTGTCATTAGATTTATATCTCCCTCATCTTCATCAGGAGCTTCATCTTTAGTCTTTAGGAATACATTGAAAAGTCCACTAATCAATGCTGATGTTAGCTCTGCATTTGTATAATCATCAAGCTGTTTGAGCTTTTCTAATACAGGTGCAAGTACAGGGATACCTCTTCTTTGCTCTGGTCTAGTTTTGTTAAAGAGATGAATAACATTAAGCCTACCACTTTTAGCACCATAGGCAGGTACTTTAATCCACTCTCTATAGTTAAAATCCAATCCATAAGGGTGTGATTTGAGGATATGATACTCTATAGGTTCATTCAGCTTATTGGTTCGTATCCCCCCTGCCAACTCTACAGTATCCATTTGGTCATTTTCATTACAAACTCTATCAGCCTCTATCAGAGCGATACAAGTCCGATAGATAGCCCCTTTTCGTTTGATTTGAGGCAATAGTGCAAATACATCTCCTGATATAAACATTGACAACATAGCAGTAGCTTGAAGCTCATAAAAATCTTGTGTACGAGATGCATCTGCTCGTTTAGATTTAGCTACAAAATTAAACTCTCTCTCTGCTCTTTGCTCCCAAAGTACAGCCTCCTCTTCAGATATACCCAAATATTCAAAATCTACTTGGCTCTGCACAGTCAATCCTGTACCAATAGCTGATACTACTTTAGTATTGATAGCACCTGTAATCAGTCCATCATTTCTATATCTATCACGGCTTCTATCTCTCAAAACCTGCAAATATGGCAAATCATCTGTATCAGACGAACCACTATCTACATTCCACGCACGAGTGGATTTACGATTTTTTGAAGCCCCAACATATCCTAAATTTTCCAACATAGATATTCGAGCTTTGTGTTCCAACCTACGAAGTCCAAGCTCTGGAGAGAAAAAGGATATTGCCTTATCGAGAAAATTCGGATTGACTTTAAAAGATGACATTTGTCCCCACCATTTTAAAAGAAGTTCGTTTGCTCTTAGTAGCACCCTCTATATAATCATTACCATATTTGGCAATCTTTTTGAGTAAATCTTTTTCCCTTTGGTATAGAGTATCTAGTAGAGGATTTGTTTTTTCTCTATTATTGATTTTGTAGCTTTGTGCATTTTCAGCTTTATCTATTGCACGGCGAACGGATATTAATCTATCACCAAGTGTCATATTTAGATAATCTGTATTCTCCAAAATCAATCCTTAATTATTTTTTATAACTTTAGCAGTTTTTTAAAAATAAAGTAATAAAGAGATTTTTTAAAATAAGAGAGAAAAAAAAATAAGAGATTTTATAATAGAAGCCAACCCTGATATTTGCTTGAGTCTCAATAGTTCATCGGCATCCATACCGATATTTTTCATTATCCAATTATCACTCATACCTGCATCAACTAAATCTGATACGATACCAACCATTAGGTCTATATTGTGTGACCCTCTAGCTCGATTGTGTCTGATAGTAGAAGCCATTCTGTTTGAAATATCTTTATTTATTACAGAGACAGGTAAACACCCATCTTCTCTATCATAAATATCCTTATTATTCATGAGAACTGTATATCTATGAAAACCATCAACTATCTCATAAATATCCTCATCTGCTATATAATAGCAGACAATTGGCATTGTATAACCATCTTCTCTAATGGATTTAACCAAAAGTTTCATCTCTGGACTTGCTACACTATTTGGGTTGTAGCTATTGGCTCTTATTTTAGAGCTATGTATTTTTTGTATGTTATACACTGGACTTTGAAACATAATATTATCCTTATTATAAATTTTTATATTTTTCAAGTGCCTTTTTTCTTTTAGCACTCTCTTTTTTGGTTTGACTAAACCCCATATATTTACCAACATGGTCATTTTTTAAGATTGTAATACACAATCTTTTCCATGTGGGAATAAGTGTAAAATCTTTTGAATCTATATCGTCAATATAATTCATTGTTACAGGCTTTTTATCTGTTTTATAATTGGTTTTTGTACCAATGGTTATAGATATTCCTGCATTTTCCAAATCTGATATAGCTGATGTTGGTAGAACCCCTCCTCTGTTTTGCCAAAATTTAATACTTGTAGCTAATTTTTCTCTGTAGCTATCTGCTAATTCTAACGGAAGAGTGTCAAGTAAAAAGTTTGCATATTGTTCCCATGTGAAATGAGAAGGCTTTTCTATCTTTCTCCAACCCATAGCTTTTGTTCCACCATACAATGCCATAAAGTTTACACCATTTACCCTAGATACCATTTTACCCCAAACATTTGGGTCTAAAACTCGATAGAGAGCCAATGAGCTTTTAGCATAATCATGAAAGGGCGAAGCTACCCTCATATCATGAATAGATACACCTGCATAATAAAACAGGTCATAAAGTCTATTGTATC